GCCATAATAAATTTGCGTTGAATCAATGTTAGTCATCAGCGCATAAATACCTTGAGTTGCCAACACGCCTTCACCCGGAATAAATGGTGCGTTACTAAAAGTGTCAGTGGCATCTATTTCATAAGTCATCAACCAACGGCCACCGCCACTTACATACGAAGCCGCAGTAGAAGTAATGGTTCCAGTGTTAATGTCCGTCAGCGTAAACGCATCCGCGCTAGTTCTAGTAATGGAGTAATTTCCATCTGTTGCCGAAACACTTGTATTGCTGTCAAAGTGAATACCAACAACATCGCCAGTTATTAAGCCGTGAGCAACTTTAGTTACGGTTACGGTTGTACCAGAGCGAGCGTAAGTAACGCTAGAAGTTACTGGAACAGAAGCCGTATCAAATAATATTACAGTACCATCTGCGCCAGTACCAAAAAACGAAATACCTTTAACGCGGTTTCGCCCAAGAACAAAAAAACCACTCTGATTTAAGTGACCTTGTTTTACATCATATTGCATTGCCATCATTAATCTCCTTGTAAATGGGGGCCGAAGCCCCCTAGATCAATTAAGCAGAAGCTGGGAATTGATTGCCGTCAGAGTTGGCTACAGTGTAGATGATTGTGTACTGAACAGTACCAGCGGTCACTGCGGCAACAGTTGGGGTCAATGTAGCAACAATCTTTACGTCTGTTGAACCAACACCAGCGCCGTTAGGTGAAGCAGTGGTAGCTGCACCAGACCATGCGCCAAGCTTTGTAGCGGCGTTACTAACGGCGGCACGGCCTTGAGCGGTAATGTCCGTAGAAGCCCAGTACAAAGCGGCTGTAGAGCCATCACCAATAGTCACGTTTGCGGCAGTTGAGCCTGTAAACGCAGTGATGGTGTCAATGTGGATGAACTGGATTTGAGCGCCAGCAGGCAACACGCAAATGGTGTCAGCAGTCGCAGAAGCGGCTTGACCAGCGTAGTTCTTTTTAAATGTTTGAGAAACCATGGTTGCGCCACAGTTTTCAATAGTGCCAACAGTAGTGCCGGTTGTGTTACGGACAGTGCCCAAGAGCCAAGGGCCGAGGTGAGTTGCGAATCCCATGATGTATTCCTTACATACAAGTTAAGTGTATCAATCGGTATGTCGTCTGCCGGGACAGTTTGATACACCGGAAAGCCCGGATTAATATGTTTATACCACTACGTTTAAACCAATGCAACAAAAAAGGGAGCCGAAGCTCCCCTTTTTTAACATCTCCTAAGAGACGTTGCTTAGGACGAACCGGGGGATCCGAAGATGCCCAATGGGTCTGACACGCCGAAGCTGTAACGCTCACGGGCTTTGTAACGAACGTTACCTGTGTCAAAGTCACCATCCATGCCGGTAGACATGGGGGTACGCACGAAGTGCTTCAAACCGTTAGGCACGTCAGTCAACAGGAACCAAGCGTTGGTGTCTGTCAAGAAGTGGTTTACGGTGTAGCCTTCAGGAATTGAACCGTTGTTCTTCAATGCGTTGATGTCATTGTCGGTTGTACCAACACGCAATTCTGTTTCCAGCAAGCGTGTAGCAACGAACATCAATGAAGGAGGAACAACCAATTTCTTGGGCTTAGCAGCGATCAGCAAACCGCGCTCGTCTGTCCAAGCTGCGATCTGAATAACAGCGTTTTCCAACGATGTTTCATTCAAGTCAGCGCCTGTTGTAGGACGATTGCTGTTAGTGCCACCAGAAACCAAGGGGTGGGCGGTAGAGCAAAGCACCACGCCGTCGCCGTATGTTGGACCGCCAGTGAAGGCGTTGTTCAACACATAAGCACCTTTGACTTGCTTGGTGTAAGCCATACCACGGGCCAAAGCCTTGGTGTAGCGTGAAGACAAGCTGTCATACAAGTTATCTTCCACGGCTTCCTCAGTGATGGAGAAGCCCATCGCAATGGTTTCGTGGGTGTAACGTGCAGTCCATGCTTCCTGTGCATTGTCATAAGCGATGGCAGAGCCCTCGTTCTTGACTGGTGCAGCTGAGAAGCCAGAAAGCTTGGTTTCTTCTTCGAAACTACGCTCTGAAGATTCAGTTTCGTAGATTTCTTTGTGCTCTTCGCCGTATTTAGCGTATTCCAGACCAAACAATGCGTTCAGGCCGGGGAGCAACTCTTTCAGTAGTTGTGCGCGTGAAATAGCCATGGTGAGTTACTCCTTAAATACCAGTGGTGTTGTTGTACTGGTTCGTGTTGAACTTAACGAGGAACTCGTAATAAGTCGTAGCAGCCACAGATGGGTTGCCAGTCGCGGTATCAGCCACAACATCAATCACACGAACGGGAAGTGTATTGGTGGTGTTGGCGGAGGAACCGTCAATACCATAATACGAGTCACCAGTGGTAGTAGAACCAACGTTAGCAACCAAAGCAACGTTAGAACCAACAATCGCACGGCTATAAGCGGTGGGAGCGGTAGAACCGGCCACTGTAGCGCAGACCTTGAAGGCTGCCATAGGATCATCCACAACGAAGGCAAAAGCCATGTTGGTAGAAGTTGAGACAGCGGCGGGATACGCTTGTGAAAACGTAGGCTGGCTCAACGAGTTGATGTAAGAACAACCAACCAACACACCAACAATTGAACCTGAATCAGTTGTACTAGCAGCTACGATGTAGCCGTTAGTGTCAACCTTAACGGTATCACCGTTCAGGATTGCTGTAGCGTAGGCAGGCGCGATTGGGATTTGACGGATCGCTCCGGCGTAAGGTAGGCCGTCAATGCGATTGACAGGCTTGAAACCATACGTCTTATCAATGGTAGGGTATGCCATCTATAGACTCCAAAAAATTTAAGTACCTTTTCCGAAAGTGACTTCAGATCTACGTTCTTTAAACATAGGCATCCTTGGGTCATTTTCGCGCATGTAAGTGTTATCCACCGCAGCCATTTGTGCTTCCGACTGCTGTCGGTAGTACGCATCACGCTGTTGTGTGAATTCCACAGGTGTTTTGCAAAGCAGCAAACCGCCCACTTCAACGCTGTCTGGAAACCTTCCATTGGAAGAGCCAAACAAACGAATCTCTGGATGGTCAGAAGCCTTGACGGGTTCCCAGCCTTCGCGAAGCTTGCCGGAAATGTTAGTGGCGTCGTCCTTACCTAGTGTTGCAATACGAATCCAACGGTATGCGTAACCTTCCTCTGGAGTGGGGTCAGGCAAAAGCTGTGGAGGCATCCATTGTTTTGGACGTTCCGCTGCTTCGCGGGTTTCAAGAGCTCGGCTAGGGCGTGCAGATTTTTCCATTTTCATTTCCTCATTTCTTTCGCTACCTCACGTGCATAGCTCTCCAAGGAGATGCCAAGCCGTTTGGCTAAGTTCACTTGCGTTTCTGTCAGTACGATTTTCTTGGGTGCAGTACTTCTAGTTGCGGGTGAAACAACATTGGACTTGGTACGTTGAGGTTTTGCATCAACGGATCCCCCGGCTCCAAATTGGTCAGGAAATCTATCCCGTAGGTCGGTGTCAATACGCTTGTAATATTCATCACTGCCTACGCGTATACCGCTATCAACAAGCTCCTCATGCAGCCCGAGAGCGTATGAGGTCATGCGTTTGTTGCTTCCAAACCACTGATTTCGGTCTTGCCATGCAAGTAGTTTTTCGTCAACTGGCGCAACTTGTTGAGGTTGCGGTGTGATTTGTACAGGAGTTTCTTCCTCCTGTAAAGGGGCGGGCCGAAAATTGTTTACTTTATCGGCGCGGATCTTAGCGGTAGTGAGTGCTTCCTGCGCTTCCACCAACTTGTCTGTATCGCCGGCTTCGTAAGCTTCCCGGTACATCCGTTTTGCGTCTTCAATCTCACTGGTAACAGTGCGTTTTGCCTGCTCTAAAAGAGCGTTCTGGCCTTGGCTCAAAGAGCCCTTTAAACGCTTGTTTTCCTCTGCGACTGCTTGGGCGATCCTTAAAGCTTCCTCACGCTCACGTTCTGCAGCCTCTTTTGCTCTGCGTTGGTCGTGAAAGCCTTTGGTAAACAGCTTTAAACGGTTTCTGGCGCTCTCTGTATAGCCAGCCAGCTCCTCGTCGGTGGGGTCTGCTGGGTCAAAACCTAGTGGTTGCCGGCCACGATCCTCTTCAGGAACATCGCTGACGACCTCAATTTCCGGCTTTTCATTGGATTCCAGCTCAATTTCAGGCTCTGGTTCCACCATTTTTCCGCCCTTACGGGGGTTAATTTCCGCTTCATCGGGAAATTCAAACTCTGTTTTTTCAATTTCAGCCATGAATTACTCCTTATGATGGTCGTTGGATACCACGGGGGTCTTGCACAACAGCCTGCACCGAATCATCTGCAATGAGTCTCCACTCAGTACCATGAATCTTCATGCGGGTTCCGGTGTTAGGACGCACTAACACAAAGTCACCAACCTTACAGGCTGGGCCTGACGGGAAACGCTTTTCGTCCTTGAACGCATCAGGGCCAACTTTGGCTACAAAAAGCACTGGCGAGAGTAGCTCTTCATGATACATAGCGGTCGCGGATTTTAAAATTCCGGTCTCGCTAAACTCTTCCTCGGCCTTGGGCAACATACACATTAAGTGATACGTTGCTGGGTCTGGAACTTGTTTGGCTTTCTCTTCAGGGGAGGTATTAAGCACTCCACTTAGATCAACCGCACTAACATCAAATTGGGTCATCGTCTGATTCCTTAAGTTTACGCACGAGGTCTTTGATTTCTAACTGAGCGGTTTCTAGACCCCGGATTGTTCCGCACAGTTCCTTATAGTGATCGTAGGATTTCGCACCACCATCACTAACGGCTCTTCGCAAAGGCTGGAGTTGGTCCTCCAGCTTGGCATGTAATATGTCCAGAAGTTTCATCACTCTTCCTTCTTAGGTTGTTGTGTTGTGTTTAGTAACATTTGCAACATTTTTTGTTTAGCCAACAGATCTTGTGTTTGCTGGTTGTGGGTCAGGCTCTGAGCATGTTGTTGCTCCTTACGGGCAAGCTCTGACTGATGCAATTGCTCTGCCTGAGCGATCTCTTGCTGGACACGTTGAGCGGCCAGCACTGGGTCTTCCCCTTGCTGGTTTTGGGCTTGCTGCATTTTGAGTTGAAGCTCTGCCTGCTTGATAGCCAAGTCCCCTTGTACTTTCTGCGCTTTGGTCTGGGCATCTTGTTGCTTGATTGCCAATTCCTGTTGCTGCATCTGGACCACTGGGTCTTGCTGGGCCTGTTGGGCTTGCTGCTGAGCGGCCTGAGACTTGTTGACCTGTAACAACTGAGCCGCAGCCTGAGCCACCAGCTTGGACAACTGAACTTCCACCTGCTCGCTGAGGTTGGCGTTTGGTGCAGGCAATGTAGCTCCGAGCTGTTGTTCAATCTTAGAGCGGTACTGGAATGCAATGTGCTCGGCAACGTGAGCCATCATGGCCGCTTGCATTTGTTGGGCCATGGGGTTTTGACCCATCTGGCCCATCACCATTGGGTCCTGCATCATGGATGTGTGGACTGCAATGTGTGCGTCGTGGTCTTGGAAAATAAACGCTTTGGTTGGCTTTCCTGTGAGGAATGCCATGTTTTCCGAAATAGGATCGCGGGGGGTTTGATCGTCTTCGATTGGTACAAGCTTGTCGGCGTTTTTAATGCCTAGCACTTCAATCATCTGGCGGTGCAACTGGGGCAGGTCATAGATCTGTGGGGCACCTTGGGCCAACTGAATAACAGCTTGGTACTGCATGATCCGCTGGGCCATCGTTGCAGAGTTTGGATCAGACACTGGGATAACATCCACCATGTCGTAGTCTGCTTGCTTGGCTCGTGCGTCACCTGAGGAGGGGTCGTACTCATACTCACCGGGCGTGTAATCACGAATGATGTCTTTGAGCAGTTTAAACTCCTGCTTCATTGAATAATGCACACGGGCCTGAACAGCCGACATTGTTTTGAGCTGGCGCTCAAGCAATGCTAGTGTTGTGCCTACCGGAGCGTTGGCAGACATATCGCTGATGTTCATGTCTGCGATGGAGCCTAGACGTCTACCTTCCTCTGTAATCCTATCTAACAGTCCTGCCAGAACCTGTGATGGCTCTTTGTACGGCAGCGTCATGATGTTGTCTTTGACGGAACCCATTGGGACGTCTACGTCACGGAACTCACCGGGCTGGATTGGTGTGTCATCGCTCTTGATGCGCATGCCACGTGTCTTCAGGCCTCCGGGCAAGTTAGACAATGTTCCAGCGTCCACCAATTGGCGAATCAATGATGTGCCTGCGCGGGCGTATCCACCGATCAGGTGAATCAAACCTAGACCATAAGCACCAAATCCGGGTACGTAGGTGTACTGTACAAAGTGCTGGCGCTTTAACCGAGCTGCATCGTCCTCCAGCCAGTTTCTGCGGATTGCCAGAATCTTGCTTGTGCCGCGCTCTAAGGTGATGACGTAAGGCAGAGCGATACCGTCTTCGTCCTCATAGCCGGGCAAGTCATAGTCCACGTGGATCTCAAGGATCTGGTAGCGGCCATCATCATTGACGGTGTAGCCTTGGTCTTCTGCTTTTTTCTTTTCTACGTCGGTGTAGAAATTCAGTGGATCACCTAATTCAACATCCAAATAGAAGCCTGACACTTGAAGCTTCTTGATGTCGTTTTTGGTTTTACGCATGATGTGAGTCACGCGCTCTGATGTCATCGCACTAGAAGCGCCAAACGGAATAATTACATCTTCTGCGGGTAAGAAAATAGAAGCTTGCCGGCCCAGTGAGGGGTCGTAGTAAACCTTCTTAAAAGCTGCTCCGGCCAGACCCAAGGAGTACAACATACGCTCATGCTCAGGGCGGTACTCAGGCATACCTTCCGTGAGCTTATAGTTCATGTCTTCTTTGACACGCTCCGCAGCCTCTTCTTTAAGTTTATCAATAGCACCGATAATCTGCGTTTTGACGGGGCCTTGCGCTGGAAAAGTTTCAATAATAGTCTCACTTTGAAACCTGACTGCCGCTTCGGTGAGTACGGTGGAAAACACACCGCATGCACCGTTCCATGGCTCGGTACGTTCTTCATATTTCATTCCCAAAACATCTAGACCTTTGACATACATGTCGGTCCAGTCTTTGCGGCTGGTAATGTCAGTGTCCACTAACTCAAGCAGGTCGCCTGCGACTTTCTCTAGCTCGCCCTCGTCCATGTATTCTGCGAGGTTGTCATCAAAGCCTTCGTCCTCTGGCTCTGGAAGCAGATCCACTGCAACGCCATCGACTCCAATGGTGAGGCCTTCTGGGTTAATGATTTCAATTTCGACAGACCCTTCTGTATCCATCAAATTGTCGAGACCCATAGGTGCTTGGTTGACTGCTTTATCGATGCTCATAATGTTCCTTAGTAATACTCTGCTTTCCTGCGGTGGTAAATCGGCTCATCAGGCTCATCGGTATCGATGGTGATGAATCCGCCTTGGCGAAACCGCATCAAAGCCTGACTGCTTGAGTCCACTAGGTCATCATGGTCGCCGTTGGGAAAGGAAGCCAATTCATCCATCACTTCTTCAGCCCAACGGGTTTCAGGACACCACACCATGCCAGAGGCAAACAGGTCTGAGATTGCGTTTACACGCGAGATCTTATCGTTTCCCTTGCCCGGCGTAAACTCTGACAATGGAATTCCCATTTTGCGCATCTCATAGATCAGTGGAGCGCCAGCCGCACGCTTCTCAACAATCAATGTGTCTGGATCCCACTCCTTGTAAAGCTCAAACGCTTTTGCTTTGAGTTCAGGGAACTCCAGACGCGCTTTAAAGGCGTCCAAAAGAATAATGTTGGCTCTTAGGTTGCCTTGTTTGTCTGCGTGCTGAAAGACACCCCACGTTGTACAGGCTGAATAGTCTGCACGGTTGTTCTTTTCAAAGGCGGTATCCCAAGACTGGATCAGGTATTCACATGGGGGAGGTGTTTGGCCCTCCCAAAGCTGCCACTGATCACGTTTAATGATCGCGCCCTCTTCAGAAGTTGGGTTCTGTTGGTACTGTGCTTCCCATTTAGCGACTGGGAGCTCTGATTTCAGGGCCTCTAGGGCCTGTAATGACCAGAAACCGGGCCATAAGGGTTTCCCAGAGGGCATGATGGCAGGAAAATCAATGGTTTCCCACTGATCTACACCGTCTTTAGAGGAATTTTTTACAATTTGACCGGTGAGGTCTCGTTTAGACCACCGTGTCATCACAATAATGATGGCTCCGCCCGGCTGTAAACGCTGCCTAGGACCGGATGTGAACCATTCATAGACGTTGTCAAAGACTGCGGAGTTGTTTTGCTTGGCTTCCTGCTCCGAATGGGGGTCGTCGATGATTAAGAGATCTGCGCCTTTACCTGTAACAGCGCCGCCAACACCGATAGCAAAGTAATCCCCGCCCATGTGAGTGTTCCAGCGACCTGCGGCCTTTGAATCACTTGAAAGCTTCGTTTCAAAAACTTGTTGATATGGTTCTGATGAGACAAGATTACGTACCTTCCTTCCAAAGCCCACAGCAAGCTCTGCGGTGTGGGCAGTTTGAATGATCTTCTTATGTGGGAACCTCCCAAGGAACCAGCTAGGAAGCAGGAAGGAAGCAAACTCACTCTTTGTATGCCGGGGCGGCATGTTGATGATGAGCCTCTTAAGCTCTCCCCTAGCAACACGCTCAAAGGCGTCAGCCATGATTGCATGGTGTTTACCCGATATAAACACAGGCCACATCTGCTCGACAAAGTACAGGAAGTCTACCTTACAGCGTTCGTTCCTGTCCCTCTTCAACATCTCAAACACCTTAACGCGGGCAGCATCATCACCACGCTCGGCCAGATCCATCAGGCTCTTAACCTCCTGCGCTGTTAATAACTCAACACCGTCAATTAACTGCGTCATAGCTTAGCAAATGTCATGGAACCATCAACCAACTGGATGGCCCGGAACTTGTAAGGTTGCGTTTTCAAATGCCCGTCCTCTTTTAAACGATGAATAATTCTGTGTATGTTGGACTTAGACTTCAATCCAATCCCCTTGGCGATCACCTCATAGGAAGGAGGAACCCCGTACAACCGTACGTAGGCTCTAATGAAATCCAACACTAACTT